GAATGCAGCTCCCAGATTCCGGAGTCGTCGACGGTCGGGGTTGATTTTGCGACAATCTTTCCATTACGCCCTACGGGACGCCTGAGCTAGACCCTCTCGGCAATGACTGGAAAGCCCGGTCTGAGCGCGGTACAGCCATGATCCGAGAGCAGTCTTATCTGGAGCGTCGAGGCGCCTTTGTCGACATCGGACGGATGCGTCAAATCCTTGTCGACCTGTCGGCGGATGCGATCGGCGTCCTATCTGGCGTGCCTGACGCGCTGGCCGCTGCCGGTGCTGACGGGCAAATGATCGAGGCGGCATCGCAAAAGATCCGCGACGCTATGTCTACGATCTCGCGTGGATTGGAGCGGGCCGCAGACGCTGCATCATCTGCCCTATCTGTCATGGAAGCGGAAATTATGGCCCGCGATCCCGGCGAATCCGCTCCGGCGCCAGAGTCAAGCGGGGCCGCAAAAGTCCGCAAAAAGGGCGGCGGCCCTCGCATCGGAAACACAAGACCGAAGCCGCCCCGATGACTCCATACCCGCTTACCGGCGAACCCGCCTATCTGGAGGCCAGAGGATTCGCGGCCGCCCTGCAAGGTCTCGCTGACGCCTGGCGCAACATCTGGACGCCACGCATACCGCCTGACATCGTGGAATGGTGCGAGGGTGGCGCAATTGTTTTGCCTGCCTCTGTGGGCTCCGGCGGTCGTGGTGGGCGCCTCTCGTTTGCGCAGCGCCCATACTGGCGTACCGTTTTACGTTGGGTGACGAGCCCAGAAACCCAGGAGATTATCGTCGTCGTCGGCTCTCAGTGCGGAAAATCCCTGCTTGGTGCCGCAATCGACGCTTACTGGGGCTACTGGTATCAGTCCCCGATCCTCAATCTCCACCCCTCAGACGACCACGCGGAGGACTACACCCGCGACCGTTTGCGCCCAATCTTCCTGGCGTCCCCTTTTGCGGAAGGGTTGCGGGCCGCTGACCTCCGTTTGGGTGGCGTCACATTTGCCAGCGGATCGACACTCAACATCTTCGGCGTCGGCTCGCCCAACGCGCTCAAGGGCCGCCCTGCCGGACTGGTTGACTTTGACGAATACGACGAATCTTTGCGCTACGCAAAGCAGGCTGGATCACCATTTGAACGAGCGCGAACCCGGACGCGGTCATATGGGCGTAATGGAAAGATTGTCGCAAAATCAACCCCGACCGTCGACGACTCCGGAATCTGGGAGCTGCATTCGGACCGCGATTGCCAGCAATGGGAATGGCATGCGCGATGCCCGCATTGTGGCGGATTGCAATTGATTGAGTTGGCCAATATCAAATGGCCTCGAAGTGAATCAGGAGAAACCAGCGAATCACCTAAAACGATAATGTCGCGCAACCTTGCATGGTACGAATGCTCCGCGAATAAATGCAAGTGGAATGATTCAGATAAAATCAAGGCGGTCGCAAATGGGATTCCAGTTTGCATAACTCCGGAGATACCGGATCTCAGGCGAAGCATTCACATTCCGGCGTGGTATTCGCCTGACGTTTCGCTCTCGTCGGTGGCTGCGCAGTTTCTGATTTCTCTTGGCGACCCCGAGGCGGCAAAGCAGTTCCGAAACGAATGGATGGCACTTCCGCGAACGGAAATTGTCAAGTCCGGGTCGACCGATCAAGCGCACCTTGCGACAAAATGCGTCGCCGACTACCACCAGCCTGCGCCCGATTGGTGGCGCTCCGACGATCCACCAACAGCTCCGGATTGGGTTCGCGAAATCACCTGGGGCTTCGACGTTCAGGGCTCCGAGGTCTGGGGCGGCGCCGTCGGCTGGGGCGCACGCGGGGAGCGCCAAATCCTTTGGGCTGGAAATTTCGTCAAGACCCACGGCACCGCAGATTCGGACATCGAAGACGCTTGCTTTGCATTCCGTCGCCCGTGGCTGGTCGGTGGTATCCCGCGCAAGCCGATCCGGGGGATGATGGATTCAGGCTATCGGACCCACTCCGTCTACCGCGTAACCGCAAAGACTACAAGCCTCTACCCGTCAAAGGGACGGCTCGATATGAATGGGTCTATGGCCGTGTCAGAGGTCGACAGAAAAGGCGGGCCAAGGAACGTTGTGCAGGGGAGAGTGCAGCTAATTGTGTTAAATACGACCTACTGGCAAGACCAACTCGCGGCGGCTCTCGAGGCGGATCCTGGGCGCCAATTCGGTGCGATGCACCTACCTGCAAACCCGCCCGCAGAACTCCTGCGGCATCTGACCGCCGAGCGGAAAAAACAGGTCAAATCCAGGGACGGCACGCTTCGATACCAGTGGGTCGCGCACGACTCAAATAACCACCTACGAGATTGCCTGGTCTACGCCACCGCGGCCGCTGGTCACGCGAAATGCCTCGACCTGCAAGCCAGAAAAACGGCGCCTGCGCCCGCTGTTGCGCCTGTTGCCGTTGATGCTGTGGCGCCTCCCGCTGCGACTCCTGCACCAGCTCCGCCGCGCCTGTCGCCTCTCGCGCGGATGGCTGCGGCCCGGTCGGCGAATGCTCAGAGGATCACCAGCCAGCGCATTTAGTTTTTTTGGGTTGTTTGTGTTTTTTGGGTTTTGCGTTTATATTCCGTCCATGGCGACGTTTACCACATGGACGGCGTACAAGACGCAGGTGCTTGATGCGATCGTCTCTGGCGTCCATGCTGGTACGATTGCCTTGCAATCCGTGTCCCCTGTTGGCCCTGATGGCGTCGCGCAGACGTTCCGGAATCTGTTGGAACTGGAGCGGCATGTCGACTGGGTGACCAATAAGGTCGCCATCGAAAACGCCTCGACTGATGGTCGCGGCCGCCGCCTCTTCCTGGCTGCGGTCCGTTGAGCGCCTCTGCCCGCAAAGACTTTGGTCGCGTCGCTTCAATGCGTCGGCGCGAACCAGTCAAAATGTGGGCGAATCCGTTTGACGGCGCCGGGAGCGATGCGTATTCGTCCCGGTTTGATCCCGTTGAGCAGGCGCCAGACTCCGACCTCTCGATGGGGCTCCCGAAGCTGCGCGCCCGGTCGATGGACCTTGTCCGCAATGACCCGATTGCCTACGGGATTCTCGACGTAATCTGTCGCGACGTGGTTGGCTCCGGCCCGCGATTCCGATCGACTCACAAAGACGACGCGGTCGCTGATGCGCTTGACGCCTTCTTTTCCTCCTGGTCCCGCGTGGCTGGATGGGACGGAGTGTCCAGCCTGAAGCAGGTCATGGATGGAATCGTCAACGCCGCGAACATGTCCGGCGATGTCCTGATCCTCTGGCCTGACGTTGGCGATGGATCTGGGCCGCGCATCGACCTGGTCGACGCCCGCCGGATCGATACGCCGTCCACGCATCCCGAGTGCGCGACGTGCCGCCTTGGCGTCGGGTACGACAAGTTTGGCCGCGTCCTTGGCTACTACGTCCGCAAAGATGCGGACGTAGGCGGCGCGAATCGGCGCGAAGACTTCTACTGGTTCCCGTCCCGCAAGAATGGGCGGATCAACGCCTACCTGTTCAAGCGGCCCGGCGTGTACCGCCCCCGTCAATCTCGCGGCTTGCCTCTCCTGGCGCCTGGTATCCATGACCTGAAGGATTGCCGCGAGTACCGCAGGACCGAACTTCGGCGCGCTGATCAAGCGGCAAAAGTGGTGATGGTGGTCAAGACACCAGACCCGAAAGCGATTGCAGATGCGTTTGAAAATGCGTCTGTCGATGAGGCCGGGGAGGCTGGACTCGATCAACTGCTCGGGCGATCCTACGGAAGCACGCCGCACGGGTCGATGTTGTCCCTGGGGCTTGGCGAAGACGCCTCGATCGTTACGCCGCCCACGGTCAATTCCGGGTATTGGGCGTATGTAGAGGGGCAGCTTCGCGCGGTCGCTCCCATGACCGGATTTCCTGCGGAGGAGATTTTCAAACTCTGGAAGGATTTGAACTTCTCGAATTCCAAAGGGATCCAGCTCCTCGTTCGCGAAGCAATCCGCGACTGGCGCGAATGCTTTTTCGCGATCCTTGACGAGACCGCCAGGCTCGGGATCCAATATGCATGGGCGACCGGGGCGCTTGGGCGAATCTCGTTTTCCGCCGATCTCTACGCCCACAAATGGGACTTCGACGAACGCGAATGGATCGACCGCCCGAAGGAAATTGGCGCCAATGCCGAAGCGGTCGCGACCGGCCAAAGCTCGATCATCGAGATCTGCGCGGCCAACGGTAAGAACGCTTTCGAAGTCGTGGATGAAAATTTGTCCGTCGAGAAGTACGAGGCCGAACAGCGCGCAAAGCTGAAGATCCCGAAGGCTTCGCCCGACTCACAAAAGCCGGCTCCTGTCGAGGCGCCAGAAAAGGACGACGACGATGTCTGATCTGACCATCTACGGGGAAATAGGCTGGGATGTTTCGACTGCGTCATTCCACCGCGCGCTGATGGGCGCGCCCGCCGGATCCGTCACCGTGCGAATCAACTCTCCGGGCGGGTCAGTTTTTGACGGCCTGGGGATCTACTCTCTTGTCCGCAATCATGGCGACGTTACCGCGATCATCGACGGGCTCGCCGCTTCCGCCGCATCCATTCCGTTTGTCGGCGCCTCTCGCCGTGTCATGGCGCCCGGAACCATGCTCATGATCCACAACCCTTGGAGCATGGTAGGCGGTACCGCCAAAGACATGTACAAGGAAGCCGAAACGCTCGAAGCGATTGCACTCGAAATGGCAAAGCTCTACTCCGCTGCGTCGGGAGGAAAGATCGACATCGAGAAGGCGCAAGCCATGATGGACGAAGAGACTTGGCTCACCGCTGAACAGGCGATGGAATGCGGGCTTTGCGATGAGATTTCCGGCAAAGCCAAAGCCTTCGCAAAACTCACCGAGCGGACCATGTACCGCAAAACCCCCAAGGAGGTCACTATGTCTGTGACGCCCACCGAAAACACAAGCAAGCCCGGGTTGTTCGACCGCCTGGTCGCTCGAATCACGGTTGACTCGACCGCAGTTCAGGCAGAGCTGACGGAGGCTGTCACGGCCCTCGCTGACGCTGCCGCCAAGGTGACCGCGCTGGAGTCGGAAAAGGTCGCACTGACCACCGCCCACGCCGCCGAAATCGAGGCGATGAAGGCCGAGCACATCAAGGCGCTGGAGGATGCGAAGATCCAGGGCGCCCAAGAATTCGCGGCAAAGGGGTTGATGGACAATTCTCCCGCTCCCCTGCCACACGTCGAGATTGCCGACGAAAGCAGCATGAGCCATTCCGCGAAGTGGCAAGCGCTGTACGACGAAAAGAAATTCTCGGAAGCCGCCGAATATCGGAAAGCTCACCTCAAAGAAATCCAGGAAGGCAGGTAAGAAATGGCTATCACGACTCTGAACATGACTGAGGTGTCGCGGGATGTTTTCCCCGCTCTCGTGTCCACCATTGGCCCTGTGCTGGACGCGACTGTACGCGTCACGAAGGATCCCGCTGCAAAGACGGTTTCTGTCAACGTGTTCGCCGAGCAGACGGGGCGCGAATACACCCAAGGTGACGGAAGTTGGACGACCGATTCCGCCAGCACCACGGCGATCGATGTGACGATGACTCAGGTCTACCACATCATGAAGATGAACCAGCTTAGTGCCGGGCAGACTCCGGTTGACCTGGTGGCGGAATACCTGCCCGTGATTGGTCGCGCCATCGGAAACAAGATGTTCGCGATGCAAAATGCACTGGTCACCGCCGCTGCGTTCACAAACGTCCAGGCTGCAATCACGGTTGTGAACTTCGACGCCGACGATGTCGCTGATTTCGCGACCGGGCTTTCTGTCGCGAAGGCTTCGGAATTCGGCAGGTATGGCGTGTTCGAGCCCACCTACTACGGCGCGCTGTCGAAGGACAACGCAATCCAGGCTGCTTACGCATTCGGAAGCGACAGCGTGATCACCCGGAACGAAATTCCGAGCGTGCACGGCTTCCGCCTGCACAAGGCGTCCAGCATCGCCGCTTCTAGCGACGTTGCCGCGCTTGAAGGCTGGTTCGCGGCTCCCGAAGCGTTCGCCGTGGCGTTCGCTCCGTCGGCTGTTTCGACCCCCTGGGCGCCCACCTACGCACAGATTGGAACCTTCACCGAGGCGACGACCGGAATCACCATGACAACCCGTATCTGGGACGGAAACGACGGCAACGTCTACATCGGCGGGTTCGTCGGGTTCGGCATCTCGCGCGGTCAGACTGCCGCGCTGACCATCCTCAAGTCGGCGTAAGCTGACGACGGGGCGAGAAATCGCCCCGCTCTCTTTTCTCCACCAGGAGCAACACCGAAATGATCAAGAAACTGGCGATCCTTGCGATCGAAAAGGCAGACGGAACGGTCGAACTCCAGGCCGGAGAGAAGGGCGAAATCCGCGAATTTACTCGCGACCTGATCCGCTCCCTCAACGACAATCCTGGCCACGACATCGCGCAGGTGACGGCGCTATCCTTGGATGGCACGCTCAAGCGCCGCAGGTGGAAAGAGAACTGGCCGGCCGAAGTTGTGGCGCCCGTCGTCACTCCTGCCGTCGCGGCCATTCCGCAGGTGCCCACCGAAGTCGTGGCGATCTCTTCCGACGAGCCCGACGATCTCCCCGAATTCGAGGGGGATCCGGACCGCGAGGACGAGGCCGAATCTGCGCCCGACGAGGAGGCGGAAAAGGTCGCTTTGCGCAAGAAGTTGCGCGACGCTGGCGTTCCGTACTCCCCCCGCTCTGGCCTCGAATGTCTGCGCGGACTTGCGGAGAAGAACAGGCTCTGATGGCTCGCAAGGCTGGCATAGATTGGAAGGCTGTTGGCGCGTCTCTCGACACGCTCGCTGCTACCATGCGCGCAGCCAAGGAGCGAACTCCCGGCGTTATGGCGCTGGGAAGCTCGACCGTCTTGCAGCAATCCGGCGTCGTGCTCAAGGCGCGTTACATCGTGGACGGAGATTATTCCGTGCGGACAAAATCCGGGTATACGTCGTATACCGCGCCCCCCGGAGCGACGCATGGGCCTGTTGTGATGGCTCGACGCGGAAGCGATGGCAAGTCGTTCCGTAACGAGCGCGGCCAGTTCGTGCTACGTCCGACCGAAAAGAAAGTTTTCGTCAAGGGCAAGTTTGTTGGCCGCTCCGGAGGAATCGCGGGCGCTGCCGACAGCCTCGCGACGTTCGTTCCGTCCGAAAAACTTGGCGCCGTGATTGTTGATGCGGAGACGAGCCAGTACCGCAAAAACGGCCAACTCATCGCCGGAATCGATGCGAGTGGAGGCGGATACATCACCCTCTCCGACGGATACGCCGCCGCTGAACGTGGATCCCGTGGGCGCGGACAAAACGGCGTTCGCGGCATCTGGCGCGCTCTCCGCTCCGTGCAAGGGCGGTGGGCTACCATCGTCCGCAAGCGATACCCTGACCTTCTCAAACTGCCGAAGGTGCGGCCATGAGTACGTCAGCCGGAACCCTGATCAAGGCGATCGGCGACGCTCTCCTTGCCTCGCTTGGCGCGACGTATTCTGTCAAGTACGGCGCGACTGACTGGTCAGGCGTTGGCCGCGACCATTCGGCGCCGACAATCGATGTCCGCTACACGCAGGAGGAAGAGGAGATCCAGGGGAATACCACCTCTCGGGTTCGTCCTCGGATCTCCATCTATGTCTCGCGCCCGCATACCGCCGACCCATCTACGATCGCCTCGCATCAATCGACGCTCGATCTCATGGCTGACGTTCGCGGCGCTGTTGACGCTCTATGCCGCAATCACTCCAACAGATCCGCTCCTATCGCTGGATTCGCTGGCCCTATCTTTTACGATTCGGCGACCTCAACGTCAGCCGTCATGTCGACAGGCGGTGATTCGTCTGGCGTCGAGTCAGTGACCATCGATTTCCAACTCAGGTACTTCCGTGCCGCAGGAGGCCGCTAAATGATCGAGCAATTCCGCCAACTCGGATATAAGACCGAAGTTGTCGAGCTGACCGCCGGAACGCTGGTCGCTGCAGACTTCGACACCTACTGGGAAAATCCGATCATCAGGCGCGAGTCGACGCAGAATGTCCGGCGCCCTGCGCGTGCGTCGTTCTCGCCGATCCAGGCGGTCGGTGGCGCGTTCTCCGGCACGGTATCCGGCACGTTCGAGCCACGCCCTTCCGGAACCGATGGCACGGCGCCAGACTGGTACCAGCTCGCCGCTGCATCTGGTGGCGTGGTCGCTGGCGACGTTGTGACCTGGGGCGCAGAATCTGCCGCATCCTCAATTCTCGGGACTGCCTGCACCTTCAAGGGGCGCGACGGCGAATACGAACGGACCTTGGCTGGAGCTCGCGTCTCCAAGCTCCGCTTCTACGCTGTCGCTGGCGAGCGTTGGCTGTGCGATCTCGAAGGCGCTGGCCGCTACTCCAAGGCCGCACAAACCGCGCTCGTCGCCGCTGCTCATCCTTCGTCTGGCGCGGGCATGCCGTTTCTTGGGCTCCCCGTCTCTGTCGGTGGATTCACAGGCGCCGTCGCTGAGGCGGAAATCGAGATAACGACCACTGTTTCGATGATCGAGGATGGCGGGCACGCTTCCGGCAACGGGGCGACCCGCATCACGGCGCAGGATCTTCTTTTCCGTGTCATCCTAGAAGAAGACGGCTCGATCGACTGGGAAGCCAAGGCGCGGAATGCTGCCGTCGGCGATGTGCTTGCCGTCTCCTGCCAGATGAGCGCCGGGACCGCGGGAAATGTGCTGACCTGGACCGGGAATATCTACCTGTCCGAGGAGCCAGAAGTTACCTACCGCGAAGGCATCGGATACGTCTCGCTCGCTGGGCAGTTCTTCACCACCGGGGCGGGCGCAGCGCTCACCCTAACCCAGTCGTAAGGATCTGCCATGTCTGGAATCTACTTGGAGCCCGAAGCAACGTTTTCCGTCTCCGTGGTTCATAAGGGCGGCGCGCAATTCGAGGTGGTCGACGGCGCGGAAGTCGTGCTTTCGACGCTCACCGGCCGCGAACACCACAAGGCCGCGCGCGCAATCCGCGAACAGAATGGCGATCTCCTGTACACCGTCGTCGAGGATCATTTGATTTCCGGAATCGACCCGAAAAAGGTCGGCGCGCTCCATCCGAATGTCGTGACGCTTCTTGCGTTTGAGATCATGAAGCGGTCGCACCTGACGGAGATCGACGCGGGAAACTGATCATCGCCTTCCGGCTGCTGACAGGGCAGTACGGGCGCGGGGCTGCGGCTTGCCAGTGCTCACCCGGAAGGCATACGGACAACAAAATCCAGCGGAGGAAATGGGGATGCGACGAGAGATCAGATCGGCAAATCTTCGCGGATCCGCTGACAGGAAAGCCGGAGTCGGCAATGTTCGACCTCCGGCGATGCCCTGCACATTCCACGTCGGAGGACTGGGCGCGTGTCGTACGCACCTGGTCGATGTTTGGCGGGCGCGATGACTGGGGTCCGCTTCCGGTCGCTGGCGGGTGGCTTGACCAAACTGAGTGGTTTGCTGATGCAAGCCGGATCCTGTCCGCAGAGCGGGCGCGACTCGTTGAGCGTCGTGAAGAAGACGCCAAACGAGAGCGAGAATCCGCCGCGAGAAAAGTCAGAGGTCGACGGTAATGGCTGACGAGAAAGTCCGGTATGTCCTCGACGTAGACGACAAAGGGTCTCCGAGGCTCATCAAGTTCGGCGACAACGCGAAGAGCGCGGGGAAGAAAGCGGAGAAGGGGTTTGCTGACGCCGGCAAAGCTGTCTCGGATTTCGGCGATCAGATTCCTGGTGTATCCGGCGCGATGCAGAAGATGGCGGCTGGCCCTGCTGTAATGGCTGGCGCGGCGGTTGCGGCGCTTGGCATCGGGTTCGCGTCGATGGTCAAGAAGTCGATTGACTTTGCCGACAACATGAATGACCTCTCCATTCGTCTCGGGATCTCAACGGAGCGGCTTTCCGTGCTGTCCCTCTATGCCGAGCAGAGCGGCACCGACATCGACACGCTTGCTGCGGCGATGGGCAAATTGGGGGTGAAGATCTCCGAGGGCGACAAGGATCTGAAGCGCTGGGGCATCACGGCAGGCACGAGCGACGAAGCTCTATTCCAGCTTGCCGACCGGATCGCCGCGACAGAAGACCCGATGTTGCGGCTCAAGATCGCTACAGATGCATTCGGGAAGAGCGGGCAAAATATGCTCCCGCTCCTGGTTCAGGGTGGCGCAGCTCTCCGCGAGATGTCAAGTAATGCACCGATCGTCTCGTCCGAGATGGCGAAGATGGCTGACGCGCTTAACGACAGGTTTGCGGAAATGCGCGGGCAGGCCATGGGTATCGGGCTCGGAATCGCGGAGCACATCATCCCGCAAATCGACAAATGGCTGGACGGCGTCGACAAGATCCGTCGCGCGATGGGCCTCCTGAACAAGGGAGAAATGAAAGAAGCGGAGCGGGCATCGATCATCGCGAAGTACGGTGACAAGCAGGACGCGAATCGCGCCGCTGGCATGGCTGGTGCGCCCGCATGGCTCATGCGGAAGATTGGCGCAAACAAGATTGACGGAAAGACTCTCCAACAAGCGCTTGGAGAGATCGACAAGAAGTACGAGCTTCCGGCGTCTAGCGCGTCTGGTGCTGGGCGATTTGGGTCCGGTGGCGCCGCATCATCCGCAAAAGGGCGAGCTACCGAAGTCGACTTCCAACCGATCGAAGAAGAATGGCAGAAGCAACACGGCGGGTTGATGGGAGTTTCGGTCGACGCAGAAAAAGCGCTTGGCCCTGACTACTACGCCAATATCCCGCTATCTGAAAAGGCAATGGAGAACCTTGAGGCGCAACGCAAAAAGGCTGACGCGATCGCGGACGCTAGCGTCGCGAAACAGCGAGAGCAGATCGCAAGCATCGCGCAGGGAGCTTCCGGCGTGCTGTCGAACTCATTCATGCAGGTAGACGAGGGCGCCAACGCTGTATTTCAATCGATCGCTGACGGGTTTGCCAACATGATCGCGCAGATGGTCGCCGAGCTGGCCGCGAACGCTGTAATCCTGGCGCTCCTCAATATCGTTGCTCCTGGCTCTGGAGCAGTGTTTTCCGGGGGGCTCAGTGGGCTATCTGGCCTCGTCCTTGGGCGCGCAACCGGCGGGCCACTTCCGGGCTCTGGCGCCGTCGTGTACAACGAGCGTCGCGAAGAGGCGATCATCCAGCGCGGACCTGCCAGGGTTGAACCAACTTCGGAATCAGGCAACACCTACGTTTTCCAGGTGCAAAACCCAGCTCAAGCCGCAACACTCCAGCGATCCATCGAGCGCGAGAAGCGGCAAGGGAGGCGCGGCATCCGATGAGTACACCACTGGCCACATATGCGGA